GAATAGAAAAGCCTACAAAATATGCACCTTTTTTAGCGTAAGACCAAGCAAAAGCATTGGTTATTTCTTCATTAGTAGCTGTAGCTAAAATAGAATCAATAGCAGTTGTTGACACTTTAATATAATTATTACCTTCAAACGCCCATATTGCTGGAGCTTCATTTTCTCCGCCGCCAATAAACATAAAAGTATCGTTAGCGCCAACCACTGAGAATGGAGCTTTTATACCTTTGCTTAAAAACAAACCAGAACGCTGGAATGGAAAATCAGCACCGCCAATGTTTTGAAAGGCTTCTGTTGTTTCGCTACCGCCAATAAATAACTGATTGTTAAATACTATTGGAGCAACAATATCATCTGGATCGGCTTCTGCTGTTCCAAAGTCTAAAGCGTTATAAGACAAGCCATTGTTTAATGCAGACACAATAAACTTTTTAGTGTTAGTCGTAATAGCAAAGTAACCATCTATAAACACAACCTGTTGAGGCGCGCCATTAGCCGTAAAATCTGTATCTGTAATTTCAGTTAAGACAGGTGGATTGTCAGTCAAAATATAACCGCTGCCACTAGGTATCAATATCATTAGCTGTGTACCGTTATCAGCTAAAGACACTCGGCCTGAACCGCTTATCTCTCCTAAATTACTAAGTGTATTGTCTGCGTTTAAGCGGTATAAGGCATCACCATTAATAAAGTAAGGTATGCCATCCATTGTATGACTGCCCCTGTTCTGCTCTAACACTGTGCCGCTAGTAGCAAGCTGTGTTGTTCCTGCGGTTCCGAACAAAGTTTCGGTGGATAAAGCTGGAACCGTCACCACGTTAGGATACCAGTTTGTACATTCTTGGGCTGATATCGGCAAACTGTCGCTAAGATAAAATCCGTTGGCAATAGGTAATATTGCAGCAGTCATTAACTAGCCCTCAAGATGGCACTTGATACAAGCAGGTTAACCGTGGAATCTACATTACTAACATAGAGTTCAACATAGTCTGTTGCTACAAGAGCTTGAGCATACGATAACGTCATGCTAGTTTTTTTACCGCTTGTTGCACTGCCTGTTACTTTAGAAGTTGCTACAACAGTACCGTTGAGAGCTAGCTGGACAAATAGGTTGACAGTAGAGCCGGAGACAGGCTCAACAGACACTTGACCTGCAATGGTTGCGGTAATGCCTTTGGAGCCGTTGTACGTGATTCTACCGCCTGTGGTAGCTGTCATTTGTGAAGAGGCACCTGCTACCCATACACCAGCAATCAATACAGGTGTTCCGGCTGTCGCAATAACTGTTGCAGCAGAGTTGCCTTGTAGTGTTGCTAGGCTTGAAGTTCTAGTATCAGCAATGGTGTTTCCACCTGTAAACTCCCACGATTTATCTGTAGGTAAAACATTACTTAAAGCAGCACTAGCTGCCCCGCCAAGTAAAAAAGGTGACTTAACACTACCTAATTGACCTGTCGCTATATTGGCGCTTGATGCAGCACCCTTAACAAAAAATGAGTTAGAAGCTAATGTTGAAACAATACTGTCAGAAAGAAAAGATTTAAAGGAAGCAGTACCAAGATTGTAGACCGCGCCTGCTGTCATATTAACCGTTGAATAAGTATGAGCCAATCTATCAAACGCACCTACAAACTCCATACCATCTGCCGCTGTAATTAAGCTGCTAAAGTTTTGTAATAAATAAGTGCTGGCAGTTGATGTAAATAATCCAATCTTATTACAAGTGGCAATAGTCACGCTGTTAAGGTTAAATGTCTTGGCTGATGTATCTGTTATTTTAAATGCTCTTGCATTGACACAACTTAAGGTTAAGTTTTTCACTGTGCATGTCTTGTCTGCGGAAGTTATCATGTCGCTTGTGCCGCTGTAAGTCAGGCTGGTTAGCCCTTGATCTAAACCCGCTAAAATACAGTTGTCACCCATTACTATTCTGTTAGCAGCAATATTGATATCTTGAATTAATTGATATTCTGTATTAGCTAGTAAAGTAATAGCACCTGCAACAGCAGAAGGTAAGTCAGCTAATACGCTAACAATAACAATATCACTTGCTTTAGCTACGCCAGTAGTAGCAATAGTAATTGCATTACTAGAAGCTGTAACCGATATCCCACTACCCGCCACAATAGATGCAATAGCAGGGCTGGCGTTAGTTGGATTAATTAAAACAGGTGAGCCAGTCGTGTCTTGTGTAAAGTTATGCTTAATAGTAATACCGTTTTCTGATGAAACAGCAGTATAAATACCAGCGCCAGCTTCTAAGTTTCTAATATTGTTAACAGTGTTTTGCTTGTCTAAAACAGGCGTACCACTTACAGCACCTTCTTGTACGATAGTGCCAGTAACACCTAGTCCCGATACAAAGTTTGTGTAAGGTATTTTATAGTTAACACCATTAACAAAGTAATCCATACTTGCATTAGTAAGTACCGTTGTTTGTGCGGGGAATAGACTTTTTTTACGCCCGTTTGCTCTGTTAGACATTCATATCACCTATGTAGTTTTGTTCGTATTTTGCTCTAAGCCAATAGCGCCTGTTGTTTCCGCTAGTATTTCAGCCTCTCTATTAGGGTAGAAACCAGTAGTTAATCCCTCATCGTCATTTTCATTTCCTGATCCAATAGATAAAGTAGAGGGCATAAAAGACGTTGGTATACGTTGTCCTATCTTCCGCATTACCTTCATACCTTCTGTTGCGGAAGATATTAAAGCTGGCGTGACTGTTCCGTTATAGTCTGGAGAAACCTCTATGGACATATTGGCTATTAAACCACGTAACGCACCTGTGGGAATAGTTACCTCATCACCAAGGTTAGCAACCTCAGTATAACCAAGTGTAACTCCATCGGCATCTAGAGACAGCATAAAATTATTCATTGCAAAAATAAAGTCCTGATACTCGTCTGGCTCTAATTCAGACTCGCTTGCTTGCACCAATATACGTTGCAAAGATGCTTTAGCTACTTGCGCTACTGTTGCCATGAAAATGTTTCCTTTACCATTGAGTTCTAGCTTTCTTTTTAGATGCGTTACTAAGCTCGCCATAATGAAGCAAAGGCTTGGAAGTCTTTCCCATTTTAGCGCCTGTCATTACAGTACCGTCAGTATGTTTGTGTGTTTTGCCAGAGAACAACTTACCGCCTTTGTCGTAATGATTTACATTTTTCATTATGTATTTTTCCAGCCGATTGATAGTGCGTGTTCTACGCTATCAGGGTTTACTTCTAATTCTGCACCGCTTGGTTTAGACATTACAAACAAACCGTTAGTATTTGGTAGGTCTTTTTTTTTTACTTTTGCTTTGGGTTTAGTTTTTGCTTTCATTAATTCCATGATACTTTTTCCTTATAGTAAAAAAAGGGGCAGCCGAAGCCGCCCCAATCTATTTATCTACCGAAACCTTGACCAGCAAAGAACGGGTTCATCACACCATAAGCAGGACGGAAATCAATACGTACCTTTTGCTCATTAGCTAAGAATGAAGCACCACGGCTAATACGGAATTGCAAACCATCTTCTGTGGTTGCAACAGTATCAGTGCTGTAAAGTTTCTTCATAGGTACTGAACCTACTGAGAACGCTTGCTTGTTCCAGAACATATTCGGCTGGATAACTTTAGAAGCTGCCCCACCTAGTGTTACTACATCACCAATCGCCAATGCAGAATCAACAGTGTTATAAGCACCTGTTGCTTCAAAAATAGCGGGTCCTGTAATTATTAAAGTACCAACACCAGAACCGTTTAGCGTGGTTGCTGCTGTTACTGTTCCTGAGAACAAAATAGTAGCACCTGTTTCATCAAGAATAACCTTACGTGTTGAAAGGTTCAAACGGTTACGACCTGTAACAGTTAGAGTTTCACCAGCAGCAACAAGTAAGTTTGCTTGGAAACCAGTGACTTGAATTGATTGCGTCATTGTGTCTCTAGCAGCAGAGTACGTTGGTGTTGGAGCGTTACTAACAATTGCGCCTACACGGTCAGAACCAGAACCAGTTGTGTAAGTTGACAATGTTGTAGCCGACATAACTTTCATACCAGCAAAGTTTTCAGCAATAGTAGCTCTTGAGTTTGCAGAAGCTACTTCAGGATTAACACCTAAAGAACGCTGCTCAGAAGCTAATGCACGTTGTGTGTACGGATTAACCGCATAGCACCAGCCGCCATCTTGAGGTACACCAGTAGAGGCAAGTAAGCTACCTGCTTCTGCTATATGATCCCATTTAGAAACACCTGTACCAACAACACCAGCAACAAGGCCAGTGTTCTTCATCATAAAGTCAGCAAAGTCTAATTCAAAATCAGTTTTTAAACGTGTTGCCATAGGTGCAAGCAATTGGTCTAACTGATCCATTTTTAACGCTTCGTCAGCTTCATCGTAATCAACGAAAGAAGTGAAGTATGGTTGAACAGTACCTGTTGCTTTACCAGTAATAATTGGATCAACAGTTTTGCCTGATACGTCACCAGTTGCAGTACGTACCGAAACATAATCAGTGGGACGTTTAAAGTCTACTTTATCACCAGTTGATGGGTTAAATTTACCCGTTAACAACTGAGTGTTTACGTTTTTAGACAATACACGTTCACTGTCAAATTTTTCTAAGAATACGCGAGCTAATTGTCGCGTAAAGTTACTACTAAAATCATTAGCCATGAGTGACTTTTCCTTTTGTTCTAAGTATAAGTAGCCCCGACAGGCCCTCTATCTTTAGCGGGTACGCCGGAACCTCGTTGTGTCTCCACCGGATCTGGTGTTGACGTTGTTTTCTTGCTAAGAGCGCTACTTTTCTCTCTGATATCAGCGTAAACACTACCTAAAGTAATATTACTTGCTGTGTTTAAAGCCTCGATAGCTTGGGGATTTTGAGCTAGATACATGGTCATTAAAGAACCTTTATCATCACTCAACATTTCCATGCCTACATCTTGCCTTAAACCAAAGTTACCAACTATCTTAGCCGATTCGTTTAGGTGTAAAGGGTCAATGCCTTGCTTTACAGCATTAACACGATAGGCTTCCGCTTTCGTATTAAGCTCATTCATTTGTTCTTGTTGCTGCCTTTGTGCTTCTTGCTCTTGTTGTTGAAAAGCCGCATTTTGGTTAGCATCAAATCTTGCTTGCGCTATTAGTTGTTCGTCACGCGCTTGTAACTGAGCCGCATAATCATCATCATACTGGTCGGGTACTGCCGCAACTTCTGGTCTAGTTTGCTTATTCGCTTCTTTTTGAAGGTCATTTAATTGCTGCTCTAAGCCATCTGCCCTACGCTTTTGTTCACGGGCTTCAAACGCTTTAGCTGCTGCAATCTTATTAACTTCTGCTTGTTGCGCATCGTTAAACTCTACCTTTTCTGGTTCCGTTGCAGTAACGGGTTCTTCCTCTTGAATATCTTCGCTTACATTTTCATTAAAGCCTTCATCCTCAAGCGGTTGAATTTCTTCTACTTCATCTGCATTTGCTACTTCTTTTTGTTCACTCATGGTTTTTAAATCCCCTCGGATATCATCATCACGAATCAGTCGCGTACTGTTTTTCTATTATATTAGGCATCATACTCTTGTGTTGCATTTTTACGCAATTGCGACCTACTAAGTTCTATAGCCGCTACATTCTTTTTATGGTTACTCCACGCCGTAAATACAGCAATTAATAGTGAAGCAAGCAAACCTAAAGCACTAATAATCTCTGTAAAAGTTAAAGCGGAAGCGGTAGCTGTCGCTAACGAGCTAGTGTAACTAGCTTTGGACAGCAAAGTGCTTTCAACCATAGGCCAGTTATTCTCCATTAGTAACAACTACTATTTCGGCTTGGTTTTCAGAAGTTTTATCTTCAAACTCTGCAACATCAAGTGCAAAGTCTCGCTTATCTTTAGTGACAAGGCGTTCCAGTTCTGCGGCTTTTAGGCTTAACTCGGCTTCTATTTTCATTCTATCAAGTTGCAGTTTTTCTTGAGCCTGCATTAATTTAAACTCGTTTTCTCTTAAAGTTATTTGCTGTTGCTGCATATCCATTTGCGCGGATTGCTGCTTTATTTGTGCTTCCATTTGCATTTTTTGCATAGCTAGTTGGTTCTTATCATTTTGCGCTTGTGCTTTTTGCATTTCAGCCTGTGCCGCTACCATCATGGCATCAGGTTGTTGCCCTGCCGATTGTGCCTGTTGAGCCATCATTTGTTGTTCTTCATCTGTTTGTTGTTCTGTGGGTATGGCTCCGGCGCTTAACAGTTGTTGACGTTTACGTTCTGCCAATGTGTCCATTCCGGGGGCATCTACGTTTTTAAGCATTACATCGCCAGACATTTGTATCAGTGACGGATCTATCTGTGCCATCTCTAACAAGGCCGCGTTACTTTCTTGCTGTCTGTTTTCAAAACTAGAACCACTAGAACAGACAACATCATAAGAGCCAATAGTTAAATCATTCAGCGTTACGGGCTGCCCTGTTTGCTGGTCAATAACAACTTGGTTTAATGTTTCAAGTTCTTGGCTACCATCTTCGTTTAATAGATACACTTCTCTTTGTGTGTCATATACGCTTGGTATAGCATCTACTAATATCTTAGCTGTTCTTGCTATCGCTATTTCTTGAGCTTTAAAGTATTTAATTGTGCCAATATCGCCTTTATTCTGTAACTGTTTAATGGCTACACCGGACTGTAATCCGGGATTATCTCCCATATTACTAGCGAATAACCCAGCAGATTGCCCGATCATGGTACGCATACCTTCTGATACTCGGCTCAATCCCGGATTTATTTGCGCCCCACCGTTTTGCTGTGGAATTCCGGGATTTGCTTCATCTACATTAAAGAATTGAACAGGATCGGTATTAGTGTTCATGGTAGATAGTTCATCTTCATGCCCACTTGCTTGTTTGGGTGTCATCCAATACTTAGCTCTTGGTGCTAGCGCGCCTTCTTCTATCTCTCTTGACAATGAATAGTTCAATACTCTTTGTGGGTCATATAACTTTTCTACTACGCCAAAGTATATGGTCTTATCTTCTATGTTTCTAAAGTTACCGTATGTAGGTATGACGGGTATCATTGAGAATACAGTCTTTTGTTTACTACCTAGCCAGTCTTGTGCATCAAATTTTCTTACATATACAGTATCTTTCATTCTTGTGCGGCGTTTAACTTCTGTAACACCCATCATTGCAAGCTCATCTTGGATAAGGTTGAAATCATCATTATCTTCAAACACTTGTCCAGACGACATCATTATGAGATCGCTTTTTTCTTGCTCTATAAAATAATACTCCCCTACCATGATTAGGTCTGGCTTATTAAAATAGGCTGATGCCGCTTTATCTTCTGATACGGACTGGCCTGAACCTTTAGGGTACTGTTTTTTATAGTCTTTTTTGCTTAATCCGCTTAATACGAAAGCAAATCGGGCATCTGATCTATCCCGCTTTTCTGATGAAACATCGAACCATACTCTATCTACATAGTTATGTATTGGCTCTATTACTAGGTCTTGATTGAACGAATCAT